GAGGCAGCAGTAATAACATGATCATCCATTCTACGCCCGAGAGCCCACACGGCATTCATCGCATATTCTGACTCAGGGGATATAAGCATTCTAACTTTATCCGCGTTGTCAATAAGGTCTGCCCAACGTGAAGTCGTAAGACTTAAACGTCTGCGTGAGTGTGGGGTATCGATACGAGGTGTATCGTCATGGCGAGAGGCAGCATCTACTGCTGCGGTTGAGCCTATTCGTTCAACAAAAGCATTTTTACCAACTACACTTTCATTCTTAACACTAGCACGAAGGCGTGAACCTTTTTGCTGTCCAAGCATAAGAATATTTGCTTTATATTGTTCAACGAAGCTCGTAGTGATTTGTGTAGACAAAATCTCTCTCCTTTCGTTATTAATGAATGTTTTTGTGAGCAACCCTCGAAAGGACTCGGTACTACAAGTTAAGGACTGATCTTACGATTAGCTTTCCTCTGGATGCGCCATCTGGAACAACTTCTGCATATCATCTACAGCTTGTTGATGACCCGGCTTCATCGCGTTTGACGGATGATATAAATGATTTGGATTATTCATTACATCCGCTATTTTCATTTGCGCTTCACTCGGAGTAAGGGTTAAGTTATCACGACCATCACCTATTGCATGATCTTCTAACAGTTCCTTACCAACCCGATGTGCAAATTTAATTAGTTCTGGATTATTACCTAATCCAGAAGAATCTAAGTATTCTCTTAATTCATTACCGCCAAATTCTGATATTGCTTTCTTGGCGATAGATAAGTTTTGTTCTGATGCGTTACCCCATTCTTTGTCTAGGGATTCTTTAGCGTTTCTTAGTGCATCTTCACTAGCCTGTTGATGCTGTTGTCCAACGTCAACTGCCATATTATTCCATTTTTCATATAGAGCATTAGCCTGTGATTTAGTCAGATTAGAATCATGCGCTGCTTGCTTAAACCAATCTTGAAGGTTGTCGTCTAACTGTACACCTTCAGGTGCTTTAAACTCGTAACCATTTGCATCTTCTGGTCGTCCTAGTTTTTGATAAACTTCGTTCCAACCATCTTTATCATCAGATTGTGGTATTGGTATTCTACCACCTAACATCTTTTGAGAATTTACCAACTGACTTGCGAGCGACTCTACGTCTTTCGTCTGTTCGATTACCTGAGTGTTTCTAATATCCTCTGGTAAACTTTGTTTCCAGTCTGAGGACACATTCTCTTGTACTTCGGATGTGCTATCCATTTTCAATCTCCTTTACTAAGTCTTTTATTTTTGTTGTAACTCTAAGAACAACTGATCGTTGTCCTTCATTAAAAGCCGTTTGATAAGGGTCTGGATCAAACGATATGCGATCACGATAGCCAAGTAGGTCTTTTAGAACTT